ATTTTTATCATATAACATATTAGATATATTAAAACATAATAAAGGTTTAAATGCTCTTCTATTATATGTGGGGATAAGAACGGATAAATAAGGATATTTTTTTAATGTCATTATATTATTATAAATATAAGAATATATATTTATATTTTTTTATTTAATAATTTATAATCTGAATATAACATATATGTTATATTATAAAATATGTCTGTAGTTAAAACGTTCTGGACGTCAGATGAAAAAATACCCATAAGTCAAACTAAGGTTGCTATTCCCAGTGATAATAATTTATCTTATAGTGCTGGTCAGAAAATAGTTATATCTGTCCCTCCCACAATAGAATATTTTAATCCTGTTAATAGTTATTTAGAGTTTGATGCTTTAATTAATCTACCAAGTGGTAGAGCACCGACACGTCTACAATTAGATAAACACCTTGGTGGTGGTGTATTAGTAAAAGATATTAGAATTGTAAGTCAGCAAGGTGGCGGTGGCGTAGTTTTAGAAGAACTACAGGATATAAATGTTTTGGCAACTCTTAAAGCAGATTATCATGTTAATGATAATGAACGCCAGAAACGTGCCTTAACTTCTGGTGCTACGATACATAGTATATACACTGAATCAGACCAAGGGTCAGAAATAACCCAAGGCAATAATCACAGAACCAATCCATTTTATTCCACACCAGAGGGTGCTGCCGGTGTTACATTTTTAGGTGAAGATTCAACAGATAATTATTTTGGATTAAAAGATGAAAATAAACCTCATAAGGCACGTCTACAAGTTAAATTAGAAAGTGGTATATTCCAAAATAGAAAAATCTTCCCATGTAAAATGCTTGGGGGTCTCCATATAGAAATAATATTAGAAGACAATAATAAAATATACAGACAATTAGATAATGTCCGCAGATGCTCTTATCAGAATCAAAACCCTATATTTGGTGGTGCTAAGAGTGCCGACGACCCAGAATATAATGCTGGTATCCCAGTCCATGATGGAACTGGTAATGATGCTAATGGTGTAGACTATATCTTATTAACACCTTCTAATGGTATGTGGGGTAATACAGGGCAGACTGACCACGGAGCATTAAATTGTCCATTCGCACTAGGCGAAGCAATAGGTATTAAAAATTTTAGAGACGCTTTAACCAATAATGATGTTATATTGGTTGATAATACTAATGCTGTAACTGACCCAAGGATTAAATCTATTAAATCTACTGATGTAGGGGTAATTTTACATTTAGCAAAAAAAGTATTAGTAAAAAATGGTGGCACTGCTGTTAAAGGTATTGGTGAAGGAACTACTGTAATAGGTGATACTAATTTTGTATATAGTAAATCTGTAACAGCAGATGCTGATTATGAACCTACTATTACAATTAGTGATGTAAATTTAATTTTAGAAAGAGTAGAGATGCCTGCTGGATATACTGCTAAAATGTTACAGATGATGAAAGAAGGTGGACAACTCACATATGATTTTATATCTTACACCAATTATAAACACTCTCAACTTGCTAATGACAGAGTCGCTAATATTAGATTAAATCTTATGAATCAAAAGGGTAAATCTATTATTTGTATCCCTACTGACGCATCAGTATATACTACACAGCAAGCAATTGCTGGATGTGTCCAGTCAGCAACAGATGATGCTAGTTTTGGAACGCCGTCTAATTTTACTTATCATTATTCTGGGACTCAAAACACTGGAACTGCTGCCAACCCTGCTTATGGTTCTGCTAAATCTGACAACCCTGTGGCATTCCCTACTGATGAAAACTGGTCTGAACGTAGTGGACTTGTAGGTATATCAGACAATATTACAGAGTACCAATTTTATTATGATGGTAAATTAAATCCAAATAGACCTGTGAAATGTTCTAAAACTTCTTCTTTATTATCTATTGACCAGCAATTATGTGTAGAACAAGAAAAAGCACTCGCATCCGCAGGAATGCCAGCATTATCTTTCTATAACTTCCAGAAGAATTTTTTTATCGGAAGGTCATTCGCGCTAGGAGACAATAGTGCTGATTTAAGAAACATAGACTTTAATATTCAAGTTAATTACAGAGAAACACTCGCACCAGAAAAACCTAAAATGTGGAATTGTTATGTAGCACATATCCGCAGAATTGTAGTAAGAGGTGAAGATGTTATGGTAGAAGTATAATCTTATTATATTTTTTAAAATTTTATTTTTATTTTTTTATATAACATATATGTTATATATATAAATATGAGTGCTAATACAAGTCCTGCTATGTCAAACGGAGCAAATGCTTATTTACACGTTACTCCCAGTAATGTTTTATCTACAGGTAAAATATCATTTAAAAATGGTAATCCTGTTATTCAGTTTCTTATTAGTCCCCAAGAAAGATATTTAATTGGTTCTTCTGTTAGATTCAGTGGTCTAATTAAATTTTATGATAATAATGGTGTGGCAGAATCACAATATAAACTTGCTATTAATCCACGTGTCGGTGTATACGGAATGATTGACCAATTAACCATTAAAGCAGGGTCAGGTCCTGCCACAGGTCAAACATTAGAGCAGATAAGACATTACAACAGGATGATTTCAAGTTACTTAAATGGCACCACGTCATTCAGTGATAATCAGTGTGCGCTACAAGAAAAAGCGCTTACTCAAAACAATTATAATTTAGTTAATGATGGTGCTACTTATCAAAACTCTACTCAGGGTAATAGTTTTTGTATCCCATTACCCTGCGGTATGTTTAACGGTCAGAACCCAATACCGCTTTGGATGACCGGTGGTCTCTTGGTAGAGGTATCATTAAGTCCAGATAATAACTTTTTATATGCCCTTGATGGTGCTACAACTGATATGGATAATGGTTATTATGAACTTGAAGATGTTAATTTATTATGTGAAACTATGGATGTCCCAGCGCAAATGGCATCTATGATTAAAAGTAATAAACCCATGACTTATAATTACAATAGTATTCATTCATACTTTACAACTATTAATAGCACTAATGCTGTTATTAATTTTAATCTTAACCTTAAAAATGTACTAGGTGTATTTGGTAATTTTATAGAAGCAACAAAAATTAATAATCTTGCTTTTGATGGTATGTCAACATTAGAACCTGTTAATCTCACGCCAGGTAATGCTGTATCCAGTGCTAAACTTCAAAAAATTATATGGACTCGCGGTGGCATGAAGTTCCCATACGCATATGACCAGAACTTCTTACAAAAAGATGATACTAAAAATGAATTTGTAGACCCACAGATTTTACGTGGTTATTTAGATGCTGTCTCTCAGTTTGCTGGCAATCCTGGACGCATCCAAACTACACCAGTTAATACTTTTTATGGTGGTGATGAATTATCAAAAGCAACCCAATCAAGAGCATTTTTAGGTGGTAAAGGTTTTGGTATAGGTGTTGCTTATGATAATATATCAGACCAGGGTGTAGATTTTAGTGCCACTCCATTTGGTATAAATATGAATCTGGACTTAAACACTAATAACCCTGTAGCATTTTATATGTATGCTCATGCCAGAATGACTCTTGTATTATCTAATGGCGCCCTCCAGATTTTATCATAACCAGATTAGTCATTGACGTTAAATCTTTGATAGATAAATAAATTATAATTATAATTATATTTTTTAAAATTTTATTTTTTTTAATGTATATAACATATATGTTATATATATAAAATAATGTCTAACGCTATTCCTGAATTAGTCAAAATTGGGTCTATTGATACCAACTTATCACAATCTATTGAAACATCTATTCAAGAACCTGTTGTTGCGGATGAAAACACCATAAGATTTTCTTTACATAAACGTGGTTTTATTCATTCAAATTCAAAATTGGTTTTATCATTAAATAAATCAGGTCAAAAGAACCATTTTCTACCTTTATCTGTAGGTGTAGGTTCATTAATTAAAAATATTTCATTCCGTATCGGTGATACCACAATTCAAGAAGTTCAAGATTGGGGAGAACTACATTTTTATAGGTCATGCTTTTTAAGTGGTGAAGTTCAAAAAGAAAAAGAACAATTTTTATCTCAGCGCTGTATTAATATTGATATTAATTATCAGTCGGCACCTGTAATCACAGCAAAAGAACATCAAGTAGGTGAGGGTGAATCACTTAAACTGGTTCGCTCTGTATTTGGTGGATTAAAACTTGGTAGCGACACAGCATACACTAATGAATATCCTGCCAGGACTCTTGCTGATGATGAATACCACCTTATGCCTTACCAAGATTTACAAAATGAACCAACCTATCAAATATCTCTCCAGGATTTAGTTAGTTTTTTCAAAGTTAATCAACTTCCTGCTTGGGTTATTACACCAGATATATATATTGATATAACCCTACAGGATGGTATCTACAGGACATCTACATCTGTAGATGGTCAAGCAGGTACATCTTTTACTATTAATAAAGTAGAAACAAAATTAATTATAGACCATATCTTTTATCCACCAGATGTTATGGAAGCATGGTCAAATGCTAATAAAAAAGTCCAATTTACTTATTTTGATTATAGATTATCAAAAATGTCTTTAACAAAAGCACAATTAACCCAGGGTATAGTTAGAAACCTTGGTGGTGCTGGAAGAATTGTCACAAAAGTTATATCTGGTTTATTTGATGAAAACCAAAACACTAATGATGTTAAATCATCTCAAAAACTATTAAATAAATATGCTTCTGTTGGAGCAGTAAGAGGAATAACCGCTGCCGCTGGGACCGCACAAGGTAGAGTAACCAGTAATCTTAAATTTAATGACCACTTTTTATATCCTGTAGACAGAGTATTAAGTGCCGTCCACTTTTATGATGTAACTATGAGTGAAGGTCAGGTTCCATTTGTATCAAGAGATATGTATAGTGCTGAATCAAGAACCACCACGCAGTGTAAGTTTATGGGTCGTCGTCAAAGAAACAGATATGAAGGTATCAGAGGTCATTTCTTCTGGCAGTCATGGCGTCTCAACAGAAACGAGCGCATCTCATCCAGAGGCATTGAATTATACCAAACCTACAATATTATTGATGACCTTAAAACGGCAGATGATACATACACACTTAAATGCTGGTTAGAAGTCCTTAAATATGCTGAATTAAGTGATGGCATAATGACGTGCTACTTCGCATAATTATAGAAAAATAGAAAAATAGAATTTTCTAATATTTTTTAAAAATTTTTTTAATTTTTTTATTATTAATAAAATATTTATATATAACATATATGTTATATATATATATATTATAAAATGTCTGGATATGTTAATACAAGACTTATAGATTGTAACAGATTAAATAGTGAAGAACATAGGCAAGATGAACTTGATAAAAGTAAATGGACATCAAAAGTAGGTAGTGGTGTAAAATTAAATCCAGGAGACAAAGTAAGTATACATGCCAGTTTTATAAGTGAATTAGGATGTGGTAATGCTGATGTTATAGAAACAAATGGAAACATAATAGGTGAAAAAGTGTTTAATTATACAAAGTTTAGTTATAATCAACCAGAGATACCATTAGAAGATACTGTTAATAATGCTAACTTTTTACCAAATAATAGATTAAGTAGATATGCTGAAAATATAGATAAGACAATAAAAGTAAGTGATAATGAATTAAATATAGTTATATCTTATTATAAAAATGCTAATGGAGAACAACATATTCATCTACCACGTCGTTTTGATAGAGAAGAACCAACCAGAAATGGTGACACTGGTGCCAATGAATGGTATAGAGCAACAGAGTTTAGAAGTGAAGACTCTTTTGATAAAGGAAGAGTATATAAAATCCCTGATTTTGAAAATAGAGTATATAAAGATTGGTTATATACAAGAGAACCCACATATGGGATACGCCCACAAAAAGAAGGTGAACCAGCAAATAATAGTGTTGACCCATTTAAAATAGATGGCGCATCTGAGTTTACTTATACTGTTGAAGGTCCAAAAGATGGTTCAAGTATACCAGGTGTAGGACAAGGTAAAGAATTTGTAAGAATGACAGATAATAGCAGATATGTTATATATGTTCAAAAATATTCAGTATGGGACCAATTATCAACAGATATAGATACTCATTTTGTAGCAGATAATGATACAACATCTATTGGTGAAAGAGACCCAGCATTAATAGATTATATTAAATACAAAGAACTTAAATCTTATAAAATAAATGATGGATTTAATAGTCCAGCAAATATAGGAACACAACTTACAGCAGAATTATCAAATGTAAGAGAAACAAAAAATAAATATTTTATTGTTAATCCCAATATAACAGCAGGCAATGGAGGTCCAGGTTTAGATATTCCAGAAATATCATTAACAATAGAGAGTGACACATATAAATTAATAGATGCTGCCAACTGGTTTACATTAAGAGAAGGAAATTATGAAAAATTTTTTGATGTTACTGATACACCTTATTTAGAACAGTCAGTTTGGTATTATAGTGCTTATAGTATGATAGGTGTAAAAAGACCAGAATTATTTGATAGCATAAGAAACTTTTATCCAACTCTTAATGAGAATTTTGATGTTTATGATAAAGAAGATTATTATACTTTATATGGTCACTCTATTATAACAGATGGAGTTGTGGGAGATAAAGTTTTTAGAGTAGATAAAGTTTTGAATCCAGCAAATCCAGAAAGATATATATTTGGAAAAGATATTTTATTATATACCAACATACCCTGGAATCAAACAAGTCTTAATGCCATAATAAAAATATTTGATTCACAAGCATTATATCCAGAACTATTTGATTATAAATCAAATTCAGATGTGAATATAAATAATTCAAGATTTATCCATATGGATACTATAAGTGATACAGAAATAGCATTAGGTTACGATGGATATGAACAATATGATAATGGAACAACAGATATATATGGGTTACCATCAGCAGTTATATTTATAAAATATGATGTAGATAAAAAAGATAATTTAAATATTAATCAAGGTACATTAAATAATTTATACGGAGGTTTTGGTTATAAATATTATAATACTGAAGTAGGTTATGATTGTATAGCATTTTCAACTGATGATATAAGATTTACCAACACCAGTATATTCCCAGAAGAAAGTGATGAAACAGCATTTTTAACAAATCAAAGAAAAATAGGGTTTGATTTACATTTTAATAGTTATGGATGCGCTTGTTTATTACCATATACAGGTATAATGGAAACAGATGTAGATAATAGGACTTTTAATACTTTGTATCAAACAGACGCACCTATATATGATTTAGGTGTAGCACCGGATTATGATGGAAGAACAACACAAGCAGGTATAGATGGAAGCATAATGTTAGGAGAGAAAAAAAACATGATAGATTTTAGTTGGTCTATCAGACATATTTATTGTGGTGCGATAGACCCTTTAATTAAATTTGATTCAGATACAAGTAGGTTTCAGATTAGTCAGTTACATACCCCAGAAAAATATGGCAATCAGTTTATGGCAGGTGCTGGAGCAGAAAAGATACGTAGTGGGTGGCAGGGAACATTGTTACCAGCAGAAGATAATGGAACAATAGCAACAAGTAATGTATATAAAATAAATAAACATGTAGAACCATTTTTATATACACCAGATATAGCACCATATTTTACAGAAAAAACATTACCAAATGCCAAGTCAGGTTTATTGTCAGGTTCAAATGGAGTAGATACAGTTAATAATGGTTATTTTTCTAATCCCAATGTTGCTGGGTTCAGTCCACAATACGGAGAAACTGCCCCTCAAAAAAATTTTAGATATGCCAATACAGCAATAGAGTATACATTAACCAATACAAAAATTAAAATGTGGGAGATATTTGATAGTCAGTGTGGAATATCTATTGAAGATTTTGGTGTAGAAAAAGAATGGTCTGATGATAGTTTATTAGGGATATTAGGTTATACAGATACACAATTATTATCAACAAATAAAACTGGTAATTATCAAACAAGATTAACAAAAGATACAATGAATAATATTAATCCTGTAACAACAAATGCTATTATAACATCATTAGACGCACAATTACTTAATAAAAATATATGGGGAACTAATCTACCTAATAATCCAAGTATACCTTATCAGACAATGAGTAATATATATCTAGGTTATAGGACAGATTTATCATCAGCAGAATACGCTGATAAATGGTGGGGAACAATGAACTTTAATGTTGCTAGGTCTATGTTATGTAATGAAATTATAAATACACAAGAAAGTGCTGTATTTACTGCTAATAGATTACCAAGAAAAATGACAATACCTTATTATTTAGTTTGTAGTAGTTTAATAGATGATAAATTTTATAATGGTAATAAAGATGGGAACACAGCACCTATTATGGGTGTGGT